TTGTTGTCCACTTCATAACCTTTTACCCAGTCATAAAGTTTTGACATTTGATTTCTTGTAATGTTATCAATCACACCAACACCAAACATTTCTGTTAATTGGTGTGCTACTTGCTCTTCGTTTAACCCATGTTCATTTGCCATCTTCAATATGATTGCGTATGCATTGTGAGGGTCAAATTCTTTTTCTTTCTTTTCTTTTTCGGCTGCTGCATTGATTTTCGTATCTTGTAAACCTCGGTATACATCAGCACCTACACCAATCATTTTTGCTGCAGTACCTAGTGCATCTGTAACAGCCATTTTGAAAGCCTCATCATTTCCGTGGTAACCATTTTTATCTTTGTATATTAAGAAATCACCACCATAACCAGGAATTGGTTTACTCCACTCATTCCCCTCTTTGATATATAGATTTACTTTTACATAAAGCATTGTTTCGCCAGTAGCCTCGACCAATACTTGTTCTGTATCTACAATGTCAAAGTACCAACCAACACCACACATCCCATAAACTTCGGTTAATATTTCCCATCGCCATTGAGGAGAAATGTCATATTTCCCTTTCAATTTCCCAAAGTCAATTATCTTTAACGCTGATTGCGGTACAGTTTTTACCGCATTATATCTACTATCCATCTATACCTCTTTGTACTTGTAACCACGCATTTCTAAGAAATCAGTTAAATCTTTTACATCATCTTCCGTTAAGTCATAAACAGTTACTGAAAAACCAGTTTTAGTTTCTACAACTTCGATTTTTTCAACTGTTTCATTTATGATGCTTGCTCGTGCAGCCTCTTCCATTTCGTTGCGTTCAGCGAATTTTGCATTAATCAATTCTCTTGCTTGATCTAGTGGCATATCTTTTACAACATCCCAACATTCATCAAATGTAATTGGTGTTGCTAATTCGTATTGTTGGTTGCAAGTATCTACAACAAACTCAATCATGCCTTTTTTCTCTGCTAAGATTTGTTTGTAATCATCATCCGATTGTTGTCTTTTTGAAATCTCAATCATCATTCCCTCAATAGAGATTTCAATGTCTTTCATCTTTGCAGTTTTATTTAACCAGCGTTTATCGTGTTGAAGTTGATTTGCGTATTCTTCACGCACGCCATATTTTTCAACCATTTTTTCGATAAACTTATTGATAGCATCTGTTTTCGCTTGTGCCTCTTTTTCGTCAAAATATTTAATTTGTTCTGCAAGTGGTTTTTCTGCATCGTAAACAACTTTCAATACTTCGTTTACTTCTTCCTCAAACAACTCAATAGGTCTTTTGAGTTCACGTTTTTTTTCTTTACAGAATTTATCAAGGGTTGTTCTGTATTTAACGATTTCATTTTTAGCACTTACCATGTCTTTATAGTTATCTTCTGTAACTACAAGTCCTTTGTATTTTTCTAGTTGCGCCTCAAAGTAAGATTTGATTTCATCTTTGTTCCACTTGAATACTTGTTGATTTTGACTAACAATAGGTGTTAAATTAATTTCCATTTAATTCTCCTTATACTTGTGATAAAATATAAGTAGAGATATTTCACATATTCTCCACTCAAAGTCCGCTAAAACTTCTCACTTTTCACTAGCGGACTTTTTTATTTTCATAAATCTTACATTCATCTAGCCAATAGCTGGTTAATAGCCATGTGGTTATACCTAACATCATTTGTAAAAAACCAGTCCATAAGCCTATTTGGTCTAGTTCTATACTTCCTACTGCACCAATAGCAAGTAATCCTGTTATTGTTCGTAGTGCGTAACATAGTTTAATCATTACTCACCACCCTCTTTTCGCTAATGCATTAACAACCATTTTCGATGCACTATCGCAATCCCATTTAAAAGCATTCCATGCGAAATCATATGCTCTTTTTTGTTCAGATACGCTTAGTTCTTCGCTTTCAATTCTTCTAACCCAACTTTCCGCATCTCTTTTGAAATTCAATCGTACGTTTATTACAATCACTCCTTACTTTTGACCCTTTATCTTTTTTCCATTTTTGAAATTCAACTTGGTTTTTAGGATTTTCGTAAAACTTGTAAATTTCTTCTATAAATAACCTCACTTTCTCACTCCTCTTTGATGAGTTCGCCAATAGGTACACCGAAACAATCAGCCAACTTTTGAAGGCTCGTAACACTTGCACCATTTTTGCCGTTAAGCCACTGGCCTATTGCGGCTTGTGAAATACCAGTTTTCTTTGACAGTGTATAAGCTGTCATGTCTTGGTCTTTCATGAGTTGCTTGATTTTTTGCAAATTCATTGATTATCACCTCGCTTTTTGCTAAAATCAAATTACTAAGTATTTATTTAGTATATGCACCGCTTTTACATTGCTATGTATTTGCGTTACCCTGTGATTACATAGTACTACGCATATGCTAGTAATTCAATTAACTCACCATAAAAATAATTAAGAATTACAGTTTTATTTTTAACTTTTTATAAACAGGTGGATAAAATGGCATATGACCGCATATTCGAGATAATGAAAGAAAAGGAATTAACGGCTTACCGAGTGTCAAAAGACACAGGAATATCACAGGCCTCATTAGCTGATTGGCGAAAAGGTAGGTCTAAACCTAAAATTGATAAGTTGCAAAAACTATCCGAATACTTTGGTGTATCAATCCAATATCTAACAGGGGAAAGCGATCAGATTGATGATACTCAACAAATGCAAGCACCAAACGGATACTATGTAGACAAAGAAACAGCCGAGTACGCTGAAATGTTACGTACTCGACCAGGTGCCAGACTTCTATTCTCGGCTGCGAAAGACATCTCAAAAGACGATTTACAAAAAGCCGTGGAATACATTGAGTTTTTAAAATCTAAAAACAAATAATATTAGGGAGTGTGTTGTATTGGTAGTGAATATAATTTACTGCGATTTACCATGTGTTAAGGCTATATCAGAAGAAACGGAAGATATAGATACACATAATATATATGTGAATAAAAACTTGCCACATGATAAAATGAAAGCAGAAATACGGCATGAGCTATCGCATATCATTAATGATGATTTCTATTTAGATAGCCATGTTAATTTAGTAGAAGAAATGGTAAGGCGGTATGATCTAAAGGACGAAAGTCTAACAGATGATATTAACTTCTACCATCATTTCAAGTAAGGGAGACAGGAAAATGAAAAAGACTTTAGTATTATTAACGGCATTATTGGCACTATCTACTACCTCAATGGCGAAAGATATCGTATCTCACGAGGAATTTAAGGCATTAGACGGAACAAAAGTTTTAGTGCATTATGACGATGGTACATCTGAATTGATGGACGAACAGGATTTTCTAAATGCTACCATCTCTATGACACAGGAAGAAATGGACGATTTGCACAAGGTAGATAAAGGCACACAAGATGCACTAAAAAGAAGAATGGAAGAAAACGAACGCTTTAGAACGATGTAAATAAAAAAAGAGCCACCTACACAGGTGGCTTTATTTGTAGAGAGGATTAACTATGGAATTATCAAAAGGTGTAATATACGCTAGATATTCATCAGACAAACAACGTGATGAATCAATAGAAGGACAAATAAGAGAGTGCAAGGCATATGCAGAGCGTGAAGGTATTGTTATCACTCATATATACACAGATAAAGCATTATCAGCACGTACAGACCACCGCCCAGAGTTCCGCCAAATGATTGACGATGCAAAGAAACATAATTTTGAATATGTTATTGTATACCAATTAGACCGCTTTAGCCGTAGCCGTGAGGATAGTGCCGTATACAAGTCCATTCTAAAACGTAATGGTGTTAAGGTGATAAGTGCAAAGGAAAATATCAGTAGCGACCCAGCTGGCATTATCCTTGAATCTGTATTAGAAGGCATGGCGGAATATTATAGTGCAGAATTGGCTCAAAAGGTTAGACGTGGTATGACTGACAACGCATTAAAAGGCAAGATGAATGGTACACCTACACCGCTAGGATATGATAAGACAAATGACAATTCACTCATCATTAACAAACACGAGGCCAAAATAGTAGAACGTATCTTTGAAATGTACCTAAAAGGACACTCTATCCCCTCTATATGCTCGTTTCTAAACTCCAAAGGGTATTTATCCAAGAAAGGCGGAAAATTCTCATATGCGGTAATTAGACGCATTTTAAGCAATGAGAAATACATCGGCATCATGAAATGGAACGACATTATAGTAGAAGATGCTATTCCTTCTATTATTTCAAAAGAAATATTTGATAAAGTGCAATCAGCGAATAGCCGTAGAATTAAATTAAAGGCATCTAGGAGCGAGTTTTATAATCTATGCGGTAAATTATATTGCGGAAAGTGTAACGCTCATTACGTAGGCTCTACGGCAACTTCTCGTAGTGGAGAAAAGCATTACTATTATGTGTGTAACAATAGACGAAAACATCACACTTGCGATGCGCCAAATCTAAAACGTGAAATAGTTGAGGATATCGTAATCAACCAAACACTTGAGATATTGAACCAACCGAATACTATCGAGCAATTGGCAGAATTAGCCATCAAAGCTAATAAGGATATGATGAGTACAAGTGAATTAGAATTACAATCGATTAATGATCGTATCAAACAATTGCAATCAGAATTAGATAATTACATGAAAGCAATTGCTAAAGGGTTCATATCAGATACGTTACAAAATCAAATAGAGAAAACAGAGGCGGAATTACAAGACCACATGACACGCCGTGCGAACCATGAAATGGCAAGTAATCAAATCCAATTAACTGCAGAGCATATAGAATTCTTTCTACACAAAATGGCAAAAGAAAACCCTACCACCAAGCAAGGCAGAGCAAGCATTATCGATACTTTCATAAAGCAAGCCACCATATTTGATGATAGGGTAGAAATTATATTCAATTATAGTAATGACCTGCCCCAATTTAAGGAACAGGCCATTGAATGTTCGCACTCATGCGATATGGTGGACCACCAGGGGTTCGAACCCTGGACACCCTGATTAAGAGTCAGGTGCTCTGCCAGCTGAGCTAGTGGTCCATGACA